ATCTCGTGGTAGTCGTAGCCTGATTACTGCTGTATCACCAAGTGCAGGATCGACCATCCGTTTATGTATATACAAATCATGCTCGTAAACCTGTGTTGCTTCTTCTTCAGCATCTGGTGGAGGGCGCTTGTACACGCCACCGTTTTTACCTCTGAAAAATGGAAACGGATACTCAGGTATATGCTCAACGGTAACTTCACCGTCTTCAGACACCACCTCTACTTCGTCAGTGTCGGCCTCGGCTATCTCAACCCCAAGCATGATGGGGGTCTTGATACGTCCTTTGTGTGTACAACCGTTGCAACCTCCGGGATTCCATCGCTGGAATGTTGTGCAGTAGTGCGGAGCGCCTGTCCGTATCAAATCTTCAACTTTTGCTTCTGTTTCGTAGCGATCATAGCCGGGGTAGTTTTCTGATATTTTGTGTATTGCTGTATCTTTATCGACGCAAAACGCCGCAATCGAAAGCGCTGACCTCCACAGGTTGTAATCAATAGAGTGCTGGTTCTGATAGCAGTGCAGTAGCTGGGCGCATCCTGTGCCTTGTACCGACTTAACCATAATTGTTTTGAACCGCTTCACCTTATTTTTTACAAGAGCTTCCATCATGGGGCTCATGCTTGCAGGTATGAAGTCGGGGCGATCATCCCCCGGTTCTGCTTCTGGTGCGCCGAGTAGCTCGGCTAAAGCTGCAACGCTTATACGGTCTGAGACTTCATTGATAACCGTAACTTGTTTTAGGTTGTTTGCGTCTTTGTGGTTAAACGTACCCGGAACCCGCAGCACTCTTGATGCTTCAAATACTGAGGGGTCAACAATCAGATTGTGCTTATCGCAAAGCTGTCTAAGTCTTTTAGCTAGTGGCTTCCATTCCTTTTGATTTAATGTTTCTTCCAACAACCAGTAAGCATGTATACCGTAACCTGAATTTACCAAGATAGGTTTTGGCAAGTTAACTTCCCTGCAAAACCTTTTGAACTCGCTCATTCCTGTAGCTTGGTCTATGTACCCTTTGATGATGCCCTTTTCATCAGGCACAGCTTTTTCGGGGCCACAGTCAATGTCAATCCACAGCGCCCTAAAATACAGAGCGTTCTCGTGTTTGCGATTGTTTAGTGAGCCAAACTTGGCACACCCAAAGTACACGTTGAAAGACTGAGTAAACTCTTCAACGCAAGCGACAGCTTCTTCTTTGGTATTTACTAATCTCTGGTCTACATACTTGCCAATCCCCAATATGCAGTACCGACCCTCAGAGGGCAGCACGGCATCCAATAGATCAAAATTGGACATGGCAACTCGTGAAAAGCTAGGGGTTTAGCGGCGTTTGCGGTTAGCACGAATGAAGTCTCGGATGGGCTTTTCATGCTTGGCAAGGGGGGTGTTTAACCCCCAAAACCAATTGTAGACCGTAGCCCTGCTGACCCCCAAGGAGTCAGCAACTTCAGCTACGGGGATGCCCAACTTCACGCAATGTTTCCCAAGCGTAATGCCAAGATGTTCAGAGTCCGCATCAAGCAATGTGGTTACTAAACTTTGGCTATATCCATAGGACATATTAATCCTCGTCGGCCCACGCTTTCAAAACAGCGTCGAGGTCAGCCTTTGCTGTTGGTGTAGCCTCTGCTTTTTTGCTTTCGCGCTTCTTGGGTTCAGGTGCTTCTTCGGCTACGGGAGCAGGTAGAGCTTTCGCAGTATCTGCTTGGTAGGGCGTCATCGTAACGATGCGTCTTGTAACGCCAGACTCGGTGAGCTTTAGGGCAGCGTTATATTCCTCCGATCTGATCCAGCGCATGGGCATAAACAGCACTGACTGATTGTCGTTATCTTCATTAAAGAAAATGTTGGTAACAACATGGTCAACGCTCTTGCCGTTGTTCATGCAGACCTTGGAGTAGTTCTCAAACGTATAAGCGTTCTCAACATTTGAATCCCCAAACAACGACTTCGATGCAAGATTCATCTGGTACACCTGCCCTTCAAGTGCAGTACCAAAATCCTCAAGCAACATCAACGCCAACCTACGTGAATACCGACAGGCTTTAGAAGACCCCATGCCCGAACCTTTGATGTTCTTAGGGCACATATCGCAACGATCTGCGGGTGGATTTTCAACCGAATCATCTGGCATACGTCCATCGTTTGAGAAGCAAGTCGGCGCAGTCGGCTCAGCATCAGGGCTCCACTGCTTTTCGTAGTAGATACGCCCAACGTCTGGAGATGCGTCAACAATGATAGCTTCCAACGGGCCTTTGATTTTGCCGACTTCTTCGCCACCAGCCATTTTGCGGAAGATGCCGTTCTTAGGCACGATACGTTTTACACCGCCGCTCTTTCCAGCAAGCTGTTTAGTCAGTGCGCTGATGCCAGCTTTCTGAAGGAAGTCGGGGGTTTCTTGGCTTAATACAAGGTTACTCATTTATGTCCTCACTTGGAACGTCTAACAACAATGGTGTACTCATTCTCTACATTCAAACCCGCAGGTAGCAAGTCCGAGTTTTCGCTCAGAAATTCTTTCATGTTGGTCTGATGTATACGCTTTTCTAACAACGCAAACGCATCGTTATCTTTTATAAACTTATACATAGAACCCCAATCGTTCGTCCAGTAACGTGATTTGATCGACCGAATGATTGTTCCATGCGTGGTGCGGATGCTATCGGCTTTGATACGGTTGCAAGCGTTAAGCAACTCCTGCTCGATCACTGCCATTTGCTCTTTTAAATCGCTGTCTTGTGACTCATACTCTGACTTTAGCTTCGCTCGCTCGTCCCTAATTCTGACGTACGTTTTCGCTAACTGATCCATTGGTAAATCAAGCACAACTTCTTCCATAGCTAACTCCTCTGATAAAGACACAATCATATCACAACTTTTGACATTGTCAAGCTACTCGTATTTCCTGTTTGTACAGGTCAATGATTTTGGCATGTTGCCGCATGTTGCTACGCAGCAATTTGTACAGTCGATCTTCGACAGGCGAGCCTTTGATATGCACAACCGTCATGTTGCTCTTTTGCCCAGGCCGATCAATACGTGCATTGGCTTGCAGGTACGTTTCTACGCTGGTGACAGGTGAGTACCATACGATGGTATCAGCGGCGGTAAGAGTCAGCCCATGTGATGCAGCCATAGGTTGAATGACAAGCACTCTTGGGTTGGGGTGCGATTGAAACTCCTTAACAATATCTGAGCGTTTCTTCACAGGTGTGTCGCCGCTGATTACTTCGTTTGATATGTTGTGCTTATCCAAGAATTGCTTCAGTATCTGTATCGTATGCGTAAACGGAACAAACACCAGCGTCTTGTGCGAAGCCTCTTCGATGACTTCCTTGACTACGTTCAGCCTACCTGACACATCAAACTCAAGCACTTCTTTGTTGTCGGTGTACACCGCACCACCTGATATTTGCAGCAACTTATTTATCTGCACCGCCGCATTCACCGCAGTCACATCCTCGTCGTCTGCTTGAATCACCATCTGCTTTTTGAGCATGTTGTAGTATGAGTTTTGCTGTGAGCTTAGCGGTGCTTCTCGATCAACGTATGTTAGTGGCGGCAGGTCTAGGCACTGATGCTTTTCAAACCTTATAGCGGGTTGCAGTATCTTGTGCACTGTCCTGTCGGCTCCGATTTTTGGCGTCCATCGATACATAGATGTTTTGTCCATCACCATATCTCTGAACTGCCCAAAGAACTTAGGCGTATTGACGGGGTTGATGAGTTTAGCTAGTCCGTAAGCATCCACAGGCGATTGAGCGGCTGGTGTGCCTGTCAACATCCATAAACCTTTGACTGTTTTCATAACGTCGCGCAGGTCTTTCCATCTTTCGGTCTGCACGTTTTTATAAGCTGACGCCTCGTCAATGACAACTAAGTCAAAGCCTCCTGCGATTATTTCCTTCTTGACGATGCCGATCCCATCGAAGTTGATGATGATCACCTCGGCCATGCTATTGATAATTTTCTTGCGCTTATCTGCTGTGCCGTAAGCAATATCAACGGATCGATGGATGGCAAACTTAAAGAAGTCGTCCTGCCACGCAGAGCGCATCACAGACAACGGACAAGCAATCAGTACACGGCGCAATAAGCCGAGCTTCATTAAGTAATCAACGGCCCAGATAACGGATGCAGTCTTGCCTGTACCTTGCTCGTTGAAACAGAACGCTTTGCGTCTGGTAACTAAAAACTCTGATGTTGTCTTCTGATGCGCGAACGGTTCAAACCCCGGTGGACGGGGCCAATCATATTTTTCCACGTTCCCTCTTACTGGTTTCTGATACAAGTTTATGACCTGAGTTTCGTTTGAATGATCGGTTCTTTGCGGGGCTTTCAATACGCAGCCCTTGCTCGTTAGTTCCTCCTTTACTTAGTGCTACTTTATGCGCTACGTCCTTACCCTCACGGGCATCAGCCTTGCCGTTGCCGTTTTTATCAGTACCCTTCTTGTCGATGGAGTACCGTGCACGGGCTCTGGCTAACCGTTCGTCGGCTTCGCCTCGTGCAACTTGCTGTTTGTATTCCTTCTTATACGGGCGCGGTTTGTTAACGTAAGGCATTTTTCAATTCCTTTATATTAAAGTACGCATTGAGTCTTCGTTTTTTCATTTTATATTTTAGATAAAGAGCCGCGCATATGAAATCACCGTTAGCTATGTATGTGTCGAAGTGTCGTTCCACTATGTGCTTCCACGAATAGCTAGTACGTCTGGTGTTTATAGTTTTACGGCGCTCAAATGCGTCATGCCTCAAAAGCCACTCAATACATAAACCAACTGCCTTTGGGTCTAGGCTATGACCTCTTGCATGGCGCTCGTTTGAAAACCCGCTCGCAGTCAAGTCAGGGTATTGTTGCTGCACTTGATAAATAATGGCTAACGCCTCGTCTCTTTCCATTGTCACCCTTTGTTATGTTCGCAAGTCTTAACAGGGCACCAACCACATAAGTTATTAGGTGAAGCGTTCCACACGCCGTTTTCAAATGCACTTTGCAGCCTGTGCAAATCAGGCTTTACCTTCTCCATGTAACGCCCTCGGCTATCTGCTGTTTGATATGCCTTCACAAACTCGTTGCTCACCACAAACAACAACCCCGACTTGATCCGTGTGATTTCAGGGAAGTGCGCCATGACCCCTTCGGCTACCAAGTCTAGCTGCTGCACATCAGCGTACCTTGCGCTTTTACCTGTCTTATAGTCTAGGGAGTAGGCCAGACCCTTTTCTCTGTTAACAATTAACAAATCTGCAATGCCACGCCACCACACATGCTTGTCAAAGAAACCGCACGGTTCTAAATCTTTGGTCAGCCCCATGCGGTATTCACAAAATCTTTCCCCCTCCAACTCCATAAGTTGTTCTAACGTAGGTTTAATATGCGTGTTATCAAACTTAGCGGGTATAGGGGTTCCGTTCTTTACAAATTCTTCTGCCGCTTTGTGCAGCTCGTTGCCGTACAAAGTTGCTTTGGTTGGTTTATCTACAAAGTCTTTAACTACCTTTAAGTGATAGTATTTCTTTGGGCAGTCTTGGAATGTTTTGAGACTGCTGTATGACCATGCTGTGTTCAAAATGGTGCTTCCTCTAACGTAGGGGGTTCTTTCTTCTCCCGTACGATAGCTAGTTGATTTCTCGGAGCGCACACGTAATCGGGAAAAGGCCAATCGGTTCTAGGAACTCGCAGCCATACCATACCATCTTCTTCTTTGATGGTGAAGCCTATACGACCTGTTGCTTTTATTCTAACTTTTGTATCAGGGTTCACGGGTTTTTCCTCCTGCTGCTTTCCAACCTTCAACAAAACCTTCATGCCAAGCCTTCTCCCAAACGATACACCACAGGTCATATGACCCATCGAGTGGGAACTTAAAATCTTCTTTGTGTTTCATCATCGCTTTAACATCTTTGCGTTTGATGAATGCCGCCCATGCTTTGTCTCTGTCAGGATTAACAAGGGGTACGTCATCGAACAGTCCTTTCTTACTGCCTTTACTTTTCTGGTGCATGTTGTGATCGCCACTCATTTCTCTCCCCTTGCTCGGATTGCTTGCGCGGCCACCTTTGTAATGTCTGACGCATATTCAGGATGTACAGCAAGCACATCACATACCTTCGCACACTCTTCACGTTCAGAAACAACAAGTGCCTTAAGACCCTCTCGGATTTGTTGATGTGTTAGCGTCAACAAGTCGCGGTCGCCATATTGATTTCCGTGGCGATCTACCAATCTCATTGCCAGTGCGTAACGTTCAACCAAAGTCATGATGTCTTCGCGGTTCATGTGTTTCCCCTTGCTCGGATGGCTTCCGCGATCAACTGCCCGTCTATTGACGGTCCCTCTTGAAAACAAATGGAAGCACACGCCTCGCGTTCATGCTTGGCGACAAGGGCGGCGAAGCGTTGAACTTGTTCCCAACTCACGCCCAAAGCGACAACAGGGGTTGTTGTGTCACGAAACCCAGCCTCCCGTGCCATGCGGATAATGTCTTCTCTATCCATGATTCTTCTCTCCTGTTGCTTTAGCGATGGCTTCATGAGCCTCGCGTTCTATCGTCTTGGCCCAGTGTCCGTTATCTAGCAAGCATATGTTGAGGATCGTGTTGAGTGCCTTCAGCAGATCCTGATTGACCTCATGCAACCGGCGCAGTTCGGCGGCGGCTTTGCGCCCGTTGTGGTTACTGATTCTGCCTTGCGTGAACTCGTGATCCAAATCATCAGCCATCTGCAAGGCTTCGGGTTGTTTCATAGCTTCTCTGCTCATGTGTTTCGTCGGTAGCTGCCGCCAAACTTCGTCCTGACACCTTATCCATGTGGTGGTAATCCACTGTTGCGCTTCCTCTAGCGTCATTGCTCTGTTTGCCGCAGGTCCGTCCGCTGGTGTCTTTGCTGTTTTGTTTTCACTCATGCCCTATCCCCCGCATGTTGTTTCCACTCTTCCTTCTCCTTCATACGTTGTTCGTACACTTCCATCAGCAGTTCTGCTGCTTCTTTAATCTTGAACTTTTCAGCAGTACAGTAATCGGGCAAGCCCTCGGCGTAACCCTCAAGCCATGCGGCGAGCATGCAGAACCTATGTGCGGGACTCATTCCCCACCCCTCTTCATAAAGGGAGGTTCATCTGCGTTGTTCAGTATTCGTGCAATCTCGCGGTCGATATACCAACGTGCTTTACGCAAATCCTCAACCTGCTCACCCTTCAGGCCAGCTCGCCACAAATATTTTATAGCGTTGCCTACACAGAAATTCATGTGTTCGGTGATCTCGATACACTCGATGCCGCTTGGGTGCTCGGTATAATGTTTAGGATGGTTTACGGGATCGTTCATAGTTTCTTACCTCCATAATTGCGTTTGCCACTAGCTCTTGTGCTTCTTGCACAATGCTGCGTCGCCCTCTAATGACACCAGCTATGAAGCCGACTAAAAACCCACCCATACAAATTATAAAATCTTCCATGTCTTACGCCTTCAACCAATGCTGCCAACCCTTCAACCACTGCCGAGGCCAGAGCATTTCTGTGTCCACCACCGCCCCGCGAGCAAATAGCTCAGACGCAGATACACGCATTGTTTTATCTTCTTCGTATATGTCTCGCTTGGCTATCTCGTTGTAAGTTTTAACGAACGCCCCCGGTTGCACCCATACAGGGTCGCTGTAGTGTGGGTAGTACACCATGCCGTTCAAACGAAAGATGGGTTGCAAATCAGTTGTTGCTTTAGGTTCCTGTTTGATATTCATTTTTTACCTTTAAGTTTTTCAATAAATAATTGCGTAGGTGGTAGTGCTAATATTTGTAGCTTCTGTGCATAGATCATTGTGAACGCATCGATTGCCGCCTTCGGTGTATCAATCGGGTTGTAAGGTCGGTCAGCCCAGTGCCACAAGTAATCATCAAAGCACATGATGCCGCCCGGACGTAACAACCTGAACGCATTCACTGCATCGCTTAAAACGTCGTCAGCTCGATGTGAACCATCGATATAAATAAAATCAAAGTAATCTTTGTGTGAAGGGAATAATTCGCACAGTTGATCTTCGCTTGTGCTGTTGTATACCTGTACGATAGTTTCGGCACCCCTAGCTCTGGCGTTCGTTATGGCTATATCAATATTGCGATAAAACCTGCTTTTGACATCAGCCATGTCTATACCTTCGTGATCTTCACCTCCTTTCCACGTATCAATACAATGCAGTTCAATGGGCGTTTTATCTTTCTTAGCTAATGTGTCGATGAAGTAACATGCACTGCGCCCTTCAAAAGAACCGACTTCTAATATATTTGTAGGTTTAAACTTAGGCAGCATGGCATCCCAAATATAGCGTCCGGTTGTGCCAAACCAATCGTTGGTAAATTCATAGTCCATCTTTAGTAACCTCAACAATGACGGGCGAACCCCTGAATGTGTATGTACCCATGTGACCTAGCTTGACCCACGGCGCTATAAAAATAGGAATGCCATGCTTGCGGCATAGCCAACAAAACGCTACGTCCTCTGACATCTGTGATTCGTTGGGGTCGTTGCGCGTAAAGAAGAACTCATTCACCTGCCGATCACC